TCAATGCATGGTTTGCGGGTCGGCTGGCCTTTGTATTTGCGCCAGTGCCGATTCGAGCAAACGGCGGAGTGTTTCCAGCTCGTGCATCGAGGCCATGATCAACACGGAGGCGGGTGATCTGGGTTGCATCATCATTGCTTGCTGTGCAACGGCTTCGGCGCAGAGCGCGTAGTCGGTTGCGAGCATGAGGGTGTCTTCCAGGGAGTGGGGGAGGTGGGGTGGGTCGGGGACGATTTTTAGCATTGGACTGTGTTCTCGATAGGGCTACCGCCAACCCGCTGTCAAACGGAATGGTGGCAGCTGTGCATGGGTTGACAGACCGGCGAACACAGAAACCGGCGCACGCGAGCGTGCCCCATGCACAACCGCCATTAACGGTTATGCGCGCTGTGTATCGTTGCGGCCTGTCAAAGCCGGTCGTTGATGGGTAACGACCTACCGAGCCTAGAACTCTGACCTTGAGGCTGCAACGGAAAACAGGCGCAGGGAGTATGTTTGGGAAATGTCCTACGCGGAAGGGGTTAAATCTGATTTTCTGGCACTGGCCCAGCCACCCACAAGCACAAAGAAGACGCCTGGGGGTAATGTCTGTTAGTTAAGCGATTGGGGCCGCTTTGCGGCCCATCGCCGGCAAGCCGGGCTCCCACAGAAGCAGTGCAGACCTCAAGCTTTGCGCGGTACTTGTGGGAGCTGGCTTGCCGGCGATGGGCTGCGAAGCAGACCAATGGCTGCCACTAAGGCTTGACTGATTGGGATTACGCCCGAGGGCGCCTTCTTTTTTGGAATTCGGTGGGCCGGGGGGATTTGAACCCCCGTCTGCGCCACATGTTACAAGGCTTGCGGTCGAATCGCTGTCATTAAGCTGTCATTACTTGGGCAGCGCCTGAAACGAAATCTGACGGTCCCCCTTGGCGGCAGCACGCTCGCAGATTTCTGGCTCCGTTCGCAGCCACTCCTCAAATCGTTGCATTGCTTTCAGCAGTTCTTGGGCTAACCAGAAATAGTCGACAAACCTAACTCGATCGGGTGTAACGCCAATCTCAGCGAGCCAGCCATCAATGAGCTTGAGCAACCGCTCGTCTGACATCTCGGCTTTCACCTTATAGTAGATAAGGTTTGCACCATTCCGTCGGTAGTCTCGCGATTCCGCTGCTCCTGTGTGCAACAATCCGCACCGGGCAGCCCATAAATCAAGTCCCGTGAAGTCAACAGGATTATCGGCAATCAGAAATTTGTTGGCCCATGCAATGAAATCATGCTTATCAATTTCCTCTTTCGTGGAAATTACCCAAGCAGCTCGATCTATGGCCATATATAGAACAGATAACGCCTGAGATTCCAACTGCGCATGAAGAAGGAGTGTTAGCGCTCGAATGTCCTCCATCGGCGCCCTCATCACCCTACCCAAGTTTGTCATGCTTATGCTCCGTAGCTGCATTGATCCATAGCGATTCAGCTTTGCCGCCAGCATCGGTATCAGCCGAGGGCATCCATCGCCCATATACTCGCGCAATCATCGTCCAATCGCTATGCCCCATCTGCTTGGCAACCCACATCGGGTGTTCTCCAGCAGAAAGCATCATCGACGCATAGGTGTGCCTGGTCTGGTACGGGCGCCGGTATCTTACGCCGGCCTTCTTCATAGCTGGATGCCACATTGTCTTGCGGATCGGCTGATCTCCGGCCCAGCGCTCAAGGGTGCGCGGGTTTTGGAAGACCTCTTTGTCAGCGAGGAAAGTGTGCGACTTCTGAGCGGTTAGCGCTTCGAGGGCAGGGCGCAGCAACTTCACTGACCGCCGGCCGGCCGCAGTCTTCGTTACCTCGGCCTCTCCACCTGCAGCCTGGGTCATTGCCCGGCTGATCATCACCTCCCCACGTACCCAGTCCACATCTCCCCAATCCAGCGCTACAAGCTCGCTCGTCCGGAGGCCGGTCCATAGCGCAAACTGAACCATGTTCCTGGCCTGGCCGCTCAAGGCTGCAAGAATTGCCTTCTGTTCCTCAGGCGAGAACGGGTCCACATCGTCGTCCTTCGGCGGCGCTTCTTTCCTGGCGTATGTCCACCCGGCCAGCGGGTTGATGTCCAGCAGTTCCTCGTCGACAGCGTCGTTGAGTGCAGACCGGAGGCAGCTCTGGATGTTGCTCAGTGTCTTGTTGCCGACCTGCAGGCCATCCAGCCAGTCGCGCACCAGCTTTCGTTTAAAGTCCACCACCAGGTGATGACCGAGCGCGGGCACCAGTCGAAGCTCGACAATCTTCCGGTAGCCCTCGAAGGTGCTGCTCGATATGTGCTTCTGCTTGGCGGCCAGCCACCTGGTGAGAAACCCACCCACGGTTTCCTGGCTGGTCTCTGGTGCGAACTTTGCGGCCCGGGGGGAGCCTGGGAACGTGACAGAATAGTCAAACGTACCCTGGGCGATGGCGTGCTCGATCGCCGCCTTGTGCTGCTGGGCCTTCTTCAAATTAGTGGCGGTGGGCTTGAGCGCGACGCGCTCGCGGCACCTAACACCCCGGTACATGAACGTGATCTCGATGCTCGAGTCTGAGACTGCCCTGACACCGCTCCCGCCTCTACCCATGATTCATATCCTTCCATGTCAATCAGCGTCCGGCCGTCCGGCGCTTTTATCCAAATCTCGCCAAGCCGCCAGACCCCGTCGCGGATCTTTGAGCGGATCGCGTCCTCGGTGTAGCCAGACTCGCTGGCGAACTTTCTGACGGTCATGTAGCGCATGCTTTACTCCACCTGACGCGTCAGGCTTTGGTTGTCACGCTGAACTGTCACGCCAGATGCAGCCAGCGCCGCCAACTCAGCGACCAGCGCATCGGCGCGCCCGTAGAACTTCCCTGTGTCCTCATTCACGAACCGCTCCAGCACGGTGGCCACCGCTTGCTGGTTGGCCAGTCCGCGCAGGTCCGCCTCGGTGAGTGGCGTGTCGGTCGATGGCGCGTGCACGAAAGCCTCCTGGCTGATCAGCAGGGTGCGCACCGGCCTGATCCCCTTGCACTTGCTCACCCAGTTCGTATCAGGCACGCACCAGGGCAGCATGTGCAGGCACCAGGCGGTCGCTGCGTTCGACTTTTGGCTGCTGCTCCAGTACTCGCTCAGGCCGAACGCCTGGACCGCACCCCTGACCGTGTACGACCCATCGTGACCCCAGTCCGGCAGTTGCAGCAGGTTGCAGCGCAGCACCTGCAGCTCCTCGATCGACGGGATGTGCCAGCCCCAGGTGCCACGGATGTTCATGCCCAGCACCTTGCGGGCGATAGCGCTGCCCTCGGCGGCCATGGCCTGGGTGTTCGCCAAGCCGTCGAAACGCGACGTGGCACCCCGGATGCGTGGGCGTGGGCCTTCCTCCTGCCACCAATGGGCAGCCACTTCGAACTCCCGGCCTGCGTCGATGACTGAGTGCTCAGCACCATCGAAGAAGAGACGGCCGGCGAAGAAGCCGCCGCCCAGGGGCTGGCCGATGGCGGGGAGGGCGGCGGGATTGATTGATCGGCGCTTGATCATTGGAAACCTCCTGAAACTATACTGGCGGCTCTGGGCTGGAGGATTATTGACAGGCGAGTATTTGGCTTATAAACCTTGAAAGGCATGAAGTTAATGCTCAGAACACTTCTAGGGATGGGGGAGCTATGAAGAATCGAGGTGCTAGGTTTTGGGAATGGGCAGACCATCAACTTCACCACCGTAGCCATGACGAGAAACTCAGCGATGGCACCACGATTGATGTTCAGAGCCGCCTCTCTCGTACCGGTGTGGCTCAACTCTTTATCGGTGTATATCGCGTTGACGGGCTGCTCCTTCTTGAGGAGTACTACCCGAGCAGGCCGGGCGAGACCATTAGCAAAGCGCTCACCTGGGGCACTGATCGGGCCCGCCTGTTCGCAACGGGCGGCAATTTGGCTGTTGCCGACGACGGGGCCGCGTAGGAACCTAGGCCGTCCGTGTCCAAGTTGTGAGTCGAAGTGATCGGCCAGCACACGGCGCCCATCCAGGCCACAAGCGGCAGACAGGTCGAGCACTTGGCCAAAGGTGGTTTGGCGCTGCTGCAGGGCATCCCACAGCAGCAGAAGCAGGCCGGCCTGGGTCATGGCTGCTGCTCCTGCACCACCTGCTGCTGCATGGCATTGAACCCGGCCAGGAAGATCAGGTAGTCACCATGTGTGCGTTCATCAACGAAACCGTTGCGGCCCTTCTGCAGCTCCGTTTCGCTGGCGCCAATAGGGTTGGCGGCGATGAATAGGTCGCGAGGATCTACCGGTGCAACTGCAGGACGAGGATCAGCCAGGCGGCGCTGGTGGATCTCTTCGCGATCGACGACCACTCCACCCGGCGCAATGATGCCGAGGCGAACTTGGGAGCCATTCACGCCGGCCACGGTCACGCGAATGTTGCCGCCGATGACGATTGCCTTGCCGATATTGCGACTGAGCATGAGCATTTCGTGAATCTCCTTATTTCAGGCGAGACAGAGCCCGCCGAGTAACTTGGCTTTCGAGTGAAGTTGCGGTGTTACTGGGCGGAAGTTGCGCCCGATATCTCAGTGAAGTTGCAGTGCTTGCTGCCCATCCTTTTCAAGCTGGATGATCTTCCCCTCAATGACCGGCTTCTTTAGCTGCCACCGGCGCATTGTCTTTCCGGCGAGACTCGCTAGGCCCTTCTCCTGCTTGAACTCAGCCACCAGCATGTGACGTTGCTGCTCGATCGATAGCGAACGGTCCTGGAGTTCGCGGGCCATCCTGTTGAACGCCTCGATGAACGCTTCTTTCCAGGCGGCAGCCTTTTCCCCTGTGAAACCCATGACAACGAACATGAATCCATCCTTTGTCATGTTGAACATGCGCTGAACCTTTCCCTGTTCGTCGATGTAAGAGGTCTCCTCAAAATTGAGGAGACGAAAATTCGCAGAACATTTGACGTTGTCGATCGCGCGCAGCACGTTGTCGTGACGCTTGCCGAACCGCTTGGCCACCCTCACCGAGTCGGTGGTCGGCTCGTCGCCGCCACAGGTCACAAGCTCGCGATAGTCGACCTCGGTCAAAATCAAATCAGTCATCCAGGCTCCCCTCGATTGGATTCATCCTCGCAAGTCCATTCGCTGGCTGGTTGGTCACCGCGCAGGGCTCTCGCTGGAAAGCCCTCGACGCTGACCTGGCCATGTCAGCAGTACCCGTCAGCCTGGCGGGCTTCGAGGATCTGGCGCACCTGGTCCTTGTCGAACACCAGCGCCGTTTGGAACCCGCTGGAGGCAGTACGCGCCCGCTTCGGCTCGTAGCCCAGTCGCATCACGTAGCGACGTGCTGCGCTGCGGTCCATCTTCAGGAGATCGGCCAGTTCTTTGAGGGTGGTCATCTTCCCTTGAGCTGGAGCGAGGGCTGGGCCTGCTGCCGCCTGGCTCGATTCCGAGCTGATACCGATAGTCACGCTGATCATGGAGTGCTCTCGCTTGTGAGTTTCGTGGTTAGGCTACTGCCACCTGCTGCTCAACCCGCCGCGCCGCAACGCGGAGCTCGACCCGGCGCTCGCCGCCGTTTCCACCTCGGCGGATGCGCATTGCCACGTCATCGCCGATCATCGAGTGAAGGGTCAGCACCAGCGCCAGGGCTGTGGCCATCGGGCTAATCAGACCCTTCTGCATGGCTACGGCAACCAGCTGTGCCCGCCGGGTGACGCCGAGTTTCGTGGTCGCGCTGAGCACCCGCTTTTTGATCGAGTCGGGCTGAACACCGAGCTCGCGCGCCAGTTCCTTCGAGGTCTGACCTGCAGCAATACCCAGCACGCACTGGACTTCACGAGGGGAAAGCTCACGCCCCAGGAAGCCGGTCCAGCCATTGGCGGTTATGGTGGTTGCTGCGGTCATGGTGGTGCTCCGTGCTGTGTGTTGGTGTCAGTAAAATTAGCTGTGCTTTATTTTTATGTCAACAGCGCAGCTAATTTATTTTCTGGTGGGTGCAAAAAACCCGCCGGATGGCGGGTTCGTGATGAGGTGATCTGCCTAGATCCTGCTGAGAATCTTGCTTGGTGCCAATATGTTCCCGACGTAGTGGATTTTGTCTATGTCTGACCAGTCTATGGTTCGGCGTTCGTATGCCGAGTTCACGGACATCACACTGACTCCATCCTCGCTTTCGAAGAGAAGCTCCTTGACCATGCTCTGCCCGTCGGAAGTGGTCACCATCACATACTCCCCTGGAACGAGCCGATGATTAGGCTCGCACACCGCGACCCACCCACTACGAATAGCTGGGGCCATTGAATCGCCCTTCAGTCGCAACGCATAGGCATCCTCATCCCTAGACCAAGTTTCTACCCATCCGTCTGAGTTATCCAAGCCAACCCAATAGCCATCATTCCCAAGCTGGGCGGTACCCACGATTTCGATCCTTCGAGGTGCGGTTGTGATTGGAGGGCCTGGCTCCACGTTGCCAGCTTGAATGGACGGGTAGGTGAGATGCTGAACACTCTGGGCGAGCCTGGGGCTAACATCTTCTGGCGCGAAATCCAAAGCTTTGGATAGCCGCATGAGAGCATCCAGATTCAGAGCAAGCTTACCAGTCATATATTGGTTAACAGTGCTCTGTGGGGATTTCCACTCACACCGCTCCCCGATCTCTGTCTGAGTAAGAGCGATCCCTCTGCTGCGGGCCTCTGATTTTCGCTTGTTGTAGATGTCCTTGAGCCTTGCGCTCTCGGCAATCTCTTCAGGCGTAAGTGGGCGTCTGTGTCTGGTTATCATGTGCGAACCCTATTAGCAGAGCTTATATCTTGCAACCAGCCTTGCTAATCAATGCTTGCGGCGAAAATAAAGCGTGGCTAATATTTGGATGAGTTCCTGATCGAGAAGTCATCATGAAAGAAATTAAGCTGGCTGACTTCCTTCGGTGCAAAGGCACCCAGCCGCAGCTCGCCAAGGCCGTTGGCGTTACCCAAAGCGCGATTTCGCAGATGGCTAAATCGTCTCGCGATATTCGTGTCCGCGTTTTCGAGGATGGACGCATTGAGGTCATTGAGTTCCGGATCCTCAACCGTTGTGCAGCTGCCGGCAATGAGGCTCCGCCGACCTTGACGCAAACGATACCCCCAACCTCCAATCTGCGCAGCTCCACTGGGGTGGCTGTTCACCCATCCAGTACCGCGCAGGCCTCCCCATGAAGGCCTCTCAATCCCTCTTTTTGCTGAGCGGTTGACCTTTTCGACCGCCCACAAAAAAGCCCAGCCTTAGCTGAGCTTCTTAGTCGGCACCCGCGCCAACGGGTGTCTTGGTATCACTTTGCTTCGAGAAAACCAAAATGAAATCAGAAAATACCACCACGCCATCACCGGCGCAACCCATCCTCACCGTCGAGACCGGCTTCTTGGATACGCCGATTGATAATCGGGGCTTGAACCTGCTCACCGTCGCGGCCGGTACAAACGCCGAGGACGCACTGCGTGCAGCTCGCACACTGTCTTCTGGCCTGAGACAGATCTGCCAGCACATGCACGACAGCCTGAACATGGGCGAAATGGCCTATTGCGATGGCATGGCAGCGCTCAGCTTCCTGGGGGAGACCGTCAGCGCGCTGGTTTGGTCGGTAGAGAAGAGCGTTGCCCGCGCAACGGCTGCCGAGGTGAGCAATGACTAATCAGCCCACAACGATAGCCCATCCTTTCGCTTCCAGTGGCGCCAGCGAAGTCTTTGAGGCGGTGGCGGGTGTTCCACTTCACGAATCCTTGGATGCAGCCACTGATCGCTTGGAAGCGGTTCTTGCTGGTCTCCGCGACTTGATGACTGAACCGACCGTTTCCAACCAAGCCACCTTGATCTACTTCGCCGCCGACGCAGCGCTCGCCTTGGTGTACAGCGCCCATGCCGGTGTCGCTCCGGGGCAGGGAGGTGCTGCATGAGCGCTGACCAGCTTGAGACCATTGCCCAGGACGCTACCTTCCAGGTCCAGTGCGCCATGTGCCAGATCGACTGGCTGCGCAGCGTCCTGCACGTGCTTGAGGACCGCCTCAATACGTCCGGCGATAAGCACGGCGCCAATTTGGCGAATCTGGCTATTTATAACGCCGATGACTGGCATAACGCGCTGGATGATCAGCGGGAGACCCTGGAGAAGCGCATCGACCAAGCAACCGCCGCGCCACAAAACCCTGCTGTTGCAAAACGTGGCGCGGGAGGTTCGGCATGAACCAGGTCACCATCCACAACACTCAGCTGCCCGTCGTCGAGTATCGCGGCCAGCGCGTAGTCACCCTGGCGATGATCGACCAGGTGCATGAGCGGCCGGATGACACTGCTGGTCGCAATTTCCGCGAGCACCGTGACCGGCTCATTGTCGGTAGTGACTACTACGTCATCGCTCGATCTGAAAACAGCGAAATTCGCGGTTTAGGTTTCGACGTGCCGAATCGCGGTTTGATCGTCCTGACCGAGCAGGGCTATCTGATGCTGGTCAAGTCGCTAACCGACGATCTGGCTTGGACGGTCCAGCGCCAACTGGTCAGCAACTACTTCAGGCCGGCACCAGCACCTGCTCTCCCTGGCGACTACATCACGGCCTTGGAGCACCTGCTGGCCACGAAGCGTTCTGAGCAGCTGGCGTTGGAGCAGCGTGACCATGCGATCGCCACCAAGGCGGAGATCGGCAGTCGGCGAGAAGCCACCGCCATGGCCACTGCATCAGCTGCTGTCCGCAAGGTCATGCACCTGGAGAACGAGCTGGGTCGTGGTTGCCAGCACGCCACCGTGACGGCGGTTGAAAAGGCCGCCCACCGAAGCTTCGGTGGCCAGGGTTTCCGTCCGCTCAAGAACTGGTGTGACATCCATGGGGTGTCCGCCCCGAAAGTCCAAGACCCTCGATTCGGCTGGGTTCGCTCCTGGCCTGCGGCCGCCTGGGCGGCTGTCTACCAAATTGACCTGGCCGAACTGTTCGGCGCTGCTGGAGAGCACCAATGAAGCCCAAGATGACCCACGAGCAATTGACGAATCAGATCGCTGAAGTGGCCATTGATTTCCAGCGCGCCGAGATACTGCGCAACTCGCTGAAGCGTGAGTTGAGCGCTATGTATGCGACCTACTTCCGCGCTCACGGCCGTCCCGGCAATGGTGAGCGCACCCGCTTCGATTTCGAAGACCCAGCGTATCGCGGGGTAGTCCAGTTCACCGAGGGCGCTTACAACCGTTGGTATGACCAGCGCGCCCTGACCACCAAGCTGAAAAGGAAGCTGCGCGGTCTCGTTGAACGCCTGGAGCGTGCCCAATGAGCAACGTACTGAACTTCCCAGAACCAGCCGAGATTGAGGTGATCAGCGAGGAGGCCTTCCGGAAGTACACCGACGCCGCCCTGCTGCTGAAGTGCTTCGAGGTCATCAAGGACACGCTCGACGTGATCAACGAGCCCGAGTACTCAATCGAGAAGGAGGACGACACTCACATCGACCTAATCCGGGCCTTCTACGCGCTCAAGGTGCTGTTCGCGCGCAAGACAGGTCATGACGCAGCTGTCGTGGCTCAAGACCACTGGGAGGCCATTGGCCGGCACTTGCTGGAGGGAGCCCCTTACCCGGACCAGCTGATCCCGATCGCGGGCGCGTTCATCAGCCCAACCCCTCCAGATGGCTACTCCCACCTTGGCAACCTGGAGCTGGCCTGCGCCGCGTACAACGCCAGCGATAAGGTCAGGCTTGGCACCAACGCAACCCTGTCCGCTGACAACGCGCAAATCAAGGCGACCGTGGCCGTGGAGGCAATCAACGCCACCACCGCCCTTGGCATCCTGGTCCGCCGACTCTCCGGTGGCACGCTGACGGATATGGCGCAGGTGGTGAGCGGTATTACGGGTCTCTCATCGGAGACTCTCCAATGACCATTACCCCGAACCCAGCCCAGGAGCTCCCGCAGCGCGCAGGCGCAAAGATCATCAATGGACCTTGGCCAACCTACACCCAGTTCAAGGGCTTGCCCGAGCGCGAGCGCTGGACTATCTACGAACTGGCCAAGGCTGGTCGGCAGGCCATGGAAGACAAGGGCTTCGAGATGACCGAGAGCTACGACGCCTTTGTGCGCCGAGTTACGGAGGAGCTTGACCTGTGAGCACCATCCTAATGACCGCCTGCTGGCCGCTCGAAATGAGCGCCGCCCAAAAGTCGGTCCTGATCTCGCTTGCGGATAACGCCAATGACGATGGCGTCTGCTGGCCATCCATTGCCAGGATCTGCGAGCGCACTTGCCTGAAGGAGCGGGCTGTGCGCAACGCGATCCGGTGGCTGGAAAGTGTCGGCTTGCTGGTGGCAAAAGAGCGCGCAGGGCGGTCGACCTACTACGTCGTAACCCCGGCATCTTATGCCCCCGGCATTAAATGCCCCCCTGCACCAGATGCCGGGGACCCCGGCAGCACGTGCCCCCCACCCCGGCACCAGATGCCGGACACCCCGGCACCAGATGCCCCCAGAACCGTAATAGAACCCAAAGGTGAACCATCAAGGAACCGTAAGAGGGGAAATGACGGTTTCACGATCGAGCAAATGCTTGAGTTGGCACCGCCTGATCTGACCGAGCAGACCGCCCGTGACTACTTCCAGTTCCGGAAGAAGAAAGGCCCGCTCAATACGACGATCTGGAACACCGTGCTGAAGGAGCTGGAGTCGTGCCGCCAAGCTGGCATCAGCTCCGACAAGGCACTGGCTGAAGCAATGACGGCTGGCTGGCAGGGGTTCAAGACGGAATGGCTTGTGAATCGACTCAAACAGGACGCTTGGAGCGCTCCAGCTACCGGATCGCGTAGCGCAGTACTGCAAGTGCCCTCCCATCACCAGGAGATGTACCCTGATGACCTCATCTAAATTCAGTCCAGCCCCAGGCGAGCGCGCCACCGGCATTGCCAAATGTGAAGCACCTGGTCATGGCCAGTACGAAACGAAGCAGGTCGAGCAGTTTGATGGAGGGTGGAAGGCGACTGAGTGCCCGCGCTGCCGCTGGGAGGCTCTGAACCTCCAGTGCGAGGACAGCGTGCGTGACGCTGCGTACGCTGAGAAGGAAGCCGAAGAGCTCAACCGTGACCTTTTCGCCACCGGCATCACGCCGCGCTTCCGGGGCTGCACGTTCGACAGCTTCATCACCAACGCTGAATCGGCCAAAGTCCGCGCCCAGTCTATTTGCCGGCGCTACGCCGAGGAGTTCGAAGGCCACTACCGGGCTGGCCGCGCACTCATGCTACTGGGCGAGGTCGGGAACGGGAAAACTCACTTGTCATGCGCCATCCTGCAGCACGTTGTTCGGGAATACGGCGCCAAGGGCCTGATTGTGACTGCCGAGGCAATCATGCAGGCCGTGACGGACAGCTTCCGTAGCAACGTAGGGCCGTCGAAGTCCGACCTGCTGGCTGAGTTGGCCGCTGTCGACTTGCTGGTGATCGACGAGGTGGGTATGCACACGCCCCGCGATGGCAAGGACTTCATGCCCAGCCTGCTGCATGAGGTTATCGACCGGCGTTATCAGCTTGTTCGCCCGACGGTCCTGATCAGCAACCAGGAGCGCGAGCAGCTGCCGAAGTACATCGGGCCGCGGGCCATGGACCGTCTGCGTGAGAACGGCGGCCTGCTGGCGCCATTCACCTGGTCGTCGGCGCGTGTTGGAGGGGTAGCATGATCAACCAAGATTACGTGGCTTGCACAAAGGATGTGTCACGGTTGCACAGCCCTGAGTCGGAGCACGCCCTGATCGGCGCCATGATCCACCAGCCAGCGCTCATTGACGACGTGAAGCTTGAGGTCGGGGATTTCTACCAGACCGACTGTGCCGAGCTGTTCGAGCTACTGCTGGCGCTCAAGGCGAAGGGGCGGCAGATCGACGTGGTAACCCTGTCAGATGCCAGGCCGACCTTGGCAGACGGCCGTGGCACGCTGGCAGTGGCTGCTCACATCGCTCACAACACGCCCAGCGTGGCGAACTTCACCGAGTACGCCCGGATCGTGAAGCAGCGTTCAGTTGCCCGCCGGGTGATAGCCGCCGCCCACATCATGTCGGAGCGGCTGAAGGATGGCGAGCCACTGGACGAGGTTCTGGCGCAGGGTCAGCAGGCCTGGATCGCGCTTGAGGCGGAAGGGCTGGATTCTCGCAAGCGCTACCGCTTCGTGGGCGAGATCCTGCCCGAAGCGATCGACGGGGTTGACCGGAGATTCAACCGCGAGGTGGTGCTGGGGTTCGATACCGGGCTGCCATCGCTCGACAAGTTCATTCCCGGCATCTGCGCCGGGCACATGGTCGTCATCGCTGGCGCCCCGGGTAGCGGCAAGACCACCCTGGGCCTAGGTATCGCAGAGCGGGTGGCGTTGGTGGCCAAGTCCACGTCGCTGGTGTTCAGCCTTGAGATGACGGATGTGGAGCTGACAAACCGGTCGCTGGCCTCAGTGGGTAGCGTGCAGTTGAAGCACATCACCGAAGGACATTCGATGGCCGACAGCGACTGGCCAGGCCTGACGGCGGCTGTGAGCAAGCTCGATGGCGCTCCGCTGATCTTCTGTGATGACGCCTCCCTGACGATGCGCGATATCCGTCAGATCTGCCGCACGGTCAAGCGCGAGCATGGCCTGGGCTCCGTCACGCTGGACTACATCGGCCTGGTCAACGGCGAGAGTAAGTCGGCCAGTCGATATGAGCAGGTCACCGACATCAGCAAGTCGATCAAGCGGCTGGCCAAGGAACTGGGAGTGCCCGTGATGGTGCTGGCGCAGTTGAACCGCGGCCCAAACAACCGGGCGAACAAGCGCCCCACGAAGAGCGATCTGCGTGACTCTGGCCAGATCGAGGCCGACGCCGACGTGGTGGTGCTGGTCCACCGTGACCCTGAGTCAGAAGAGGGGCAGTCGGGTGTCACCGAGTTGATCGTGGACAAGAACCGCCATGGTGAAACCGGTATCTGCCGCGTGCAGCACCAGGGCGCCTATCACAGGTTTGCCGAACTGGTCGGGTACCAGCCAAGCAACGAAGAAGTCGAAATGGGCAGGACATTTGCCGGCCGTCACCGCACCAAAGGAGCTCAGCATGAAACTTTCTGATCTGTGGCCACGCGCTGGCGCTGGCAAACCTGCAACCCCGGTCGTCTCGGTGATCGTGACCAAGTGTGCTGGCGCCGGGCAGCCTGTTGCCACTGGCAATACCCCTGCGTCCATCTGCGCCCCGCGCGGGCCTGCTGAGCTGCCCGCCACCCTGGCCGAGTGCGAGGTGCTGGAGGAAGTGTTGTGCCGCGATGCCATCCGCCTGGAGTGCCAGATCGGGCAGGCCAAGGCCAAAGCTGTAACGGAAGGGCAGTACGCCGACGCGAACTGGTACCACCGAGCCAAGGCGGCGCTGAAGCACATCAATCGCGACCGTCAGCGCCTGATGCAGCACATGAAGGCGTTGCGAGTCGAAGCCCGTCGCAACTGTCCGGCTTGGCAGGCCCGCGACAAGGCCATCCTGCGTGAGTTGAACGCGCGGGTGCCGAAGGAGGTATTCGACGAGTGCGTGCGGGTGGTGGACGAGGAATTGGAGATGGTTCGATGAGCAACGTTACTGCGGCACTGCCGCGCAAAAGCCTGACCGCCGTGGAGTGCAAGTTCCTCAAGGTTGGCAACCGCATGCTGCTGGAGCAGAACAATGGCCGGATCGCTTCGGCCGCGCTGATGGACATCGTGGCCGACTGGCACGCTGCGCGCGCCAACGTGGGGTTCGAGCAGTTCGCCAAGGGCTGGATCACCGAAGGCAACGCCAGGAACAAACACGCTGACAAGCTGCTGCGCGAACTGTTCGGCCTGGACACTGACCCAACGCCCCGGAGGGCTGCATGAAGAAACGAACCTACGTGGACAAGGCGCTGGGTGATACCGAGTACATGCTCGAGCAGTGGGGCTGGTGGCGAATGAGTGAGATGGGGGTGCCACGATACGTGTCGCCACTCTATGCGCTCATGCGCGACAACGTACCCAGCGAGGGTGGTGCTCGGCAGTATGTCATCACAGACGACCTGGCGCTGATCATCGACGGCGCCGTGGCCAGGCTGACGAAGCGCAACCAGCAGATGGGGGATTTCGTATGGGCTTACTACGGTTCGAAGCACCCGGCCATGCGGGTTGGCCGGGAGGCGGGAATGTCAGAGCGCAAGGCGCGGGAGATCATCAAGGCGGGCGTTGCATGGATCGACTGCGCCCTCGAAGAAATTCGAGAAGCTGCGTAA